TATGCAACTTGTAATTGATTACTCTCATCATTGTCACTGTAATTGTTGTAGTAAGAATCAATAAACTTATTAGTAAGAATCAAGAGCATTACGTAGTAGAGGGCGAGCGGGGGGGCCCCCGGTTAGGGGGTACCGCGTCCCGGAGGGCGCCACTCGCACTTATAGCATGAATAGCGTTGTTAGTCGATATAATAATAACACAATAAGAATCAATAAATTTATTTAAGTAGTAATAGGGCGTCTATCCCAGAAAGTAACATAATATGTATAAGTAATAAGATAATCACAAATCTTTTCTCCACTTAGATAGCTGAGATTAGCTCCTTTCATTGCACAGATACCGTATTCGTAAGGTATAAGTACATTAGGTCCGTTATAATAAGGAGTGGTTGTTATACAAGTACTAGTATAATCCAAATCGTTTGCTGCTGTTCTATCTGCTCCTGCAGTTTTAAGTGTAGAGAGATATAAACTAACAGATTTGGTAGCACCACCGTACTGCCAGTTATTAATTGGTTTATATTTACACCAACGTTGTTCTGGAACATTATTTGCTTGTGTTGAACTTGTTAAAGGTCCTCCATTAATAAAAGCTAGTAAAGTTTCGGGAGGTATGGTAGTACCATCTGTTGCTCTACCATTTAATAACGGTGTAAATTTTAATTTAAGACCAGTAACTCTATAACGTGCAAATAGTTGTGGATAAAATGAGAAACCTGGCGAACCTCCTACAGTAGCTTGTGCTGTAGAAAGATCGTTGATGCTACCCGTTATCCTGACAGCTTGTGTAGCTCCTCCGGGCATCGTAATAGATGATCCGAAGGTGGTCCTAAATTTAACTTGCACTTTATCTCCAAACGGATTCCTAGCTGGATATTTACGTTTGACGATACGTTGCATTCCGCTGCTTCTTCTTCTTCTTCGATAGGTTTTTCTTCGATAAGATCTTCGATAGGGTCTTCGCCGATAAGTGCGACGACGTGATGTTCTTCGTCTATAAGTCCGAACCATTGCATGATAAACATGTACTAGAGGCTACCTACTTACCCCCTGGGTTCAGAGGTCGGGTATAGTATTACCCCGACCTGTGAGTAACCTGTGAGTTACGCACGTGCACACGTTTCGGTTGCTACTTACCGAAATCCGTTCGCTAACCGTGCTGACGTGGCACGGAATCTATTCCGATTTAAAAGTCGGAATATTTGGCAAAAGTTTCGTAACACATTCCGCATCATCGAACACCATGGCTCTTCGAAGAAATACAAGACAAGAAGGAACCCCTCAACGGTTACGCCGCTTCATCTTTGTCTTGAACAATTGGACTCCCGAGGAGTACGACTATCTGACACAATCTTTTGCCCCAACCGTGAAATGGATAATAATCGCGAAGGAGACTGGGGAAAATGGTACCCCTCACTTGCAAGGTGCTTGTGTGCTTGGCAAACAGATGGCGTTCTCACGACTAAAGACATTAACTGGCTTCTCTCGGGCCCATATAGAACCGATGTGTGGCGCACCTTCAGACTCGCTATCTTACTGTACCAAGGAAGACTTGGAGCCATTCATTTACGGGGATCTCCCAGAACCAGGTAAGCGTACTGATGTTGCAGACGTAGTCGCTAGGGTATTATCAGGCGCAACTGTCCGTGACATAGCTCGTGACCCTGCTACTGCGGCAACCTTTGTAAAATTTTCTCGTGGAATAATTGCTCTTAGATCTGAAACAATTAATCACCGAACAGAACCGCCGATTGTTGTCTGGCTCTCAGGACCAACAGGAACTGGAAAGACCAGAACCGCTTTCGAACTTGGACTTGAGCTGTCAGGAGGACCTGACGGTGTTTGGATGTCCTCAGGAGGACTCAGATGGTTCGATCAATACGAAGGGCAGTCTGTGGCCATATTTGATGACTTCCGCGCTAAACATGTCTCAAGATTTGACTATCTCCTCAGACTCCTCGACAGATATCCTGTCTCAGTCGAGTACAAAGGAGGATGGATCAAGTGGGTCCCAAAGTACATCTTCATCACTTGCCCATATGATGTTGATACCTGCTTTTCAAAACGAAAAGAACACATGCCGGAGGATATTGCTCAACTACATAGAAGAATTACTAAAGAGTTTGAGCTTGAGTCTGTCCTCGACTCTACTGGTAGAGCGCGCCTCCTCAGGGCTATCAGAGAGGCTTGCGTACCAATTGTGCATGCAGACAATGGAAGTCAACTTTGATATTCAAAACTTAATTGAAGTTTTCGAAGATGATCTTATGCAACTTGTAATTGATTACTCTCATCATTGTCACTGTAATTGTTGTAGTAAGAATCAATAAACTTATTAGTAAGAATCAAGAGCATTACGTAGTAGAGGGCGAGCGGGGGGGCCCCCG